GGGACCCGGTTGATCTGGGAGAGAGCATGAGGCCCGGACTCCACCAGGTCAGCCCAGTCCTTGTTCCCTGCGGCGACCTGGTAGACGGCGTACTCCTGGCGATCCACCACCATCCACGTCTGGATCTGTGGGCGATTCTCCTGGAGAGGGTCTCCAGCCAGGCGGACGTTCTCAATGATGGCCCAGTCCAGATTGCCGTGGGCGTCCTCCCCCCAGTTGGTGACAGTATCCGGGGACAAGCGCATGACGTGCGGACGGTCCAAACCCAACTCCCGTTCCATCATGCGGTTTGCCACCGGGGCGCTAGCCCTGGGGAAGTCCACCATGAGATATGCTCGCTGGGTCAGGAGGACGTCCTCAAAGCAGTCCCGCGCGACCTCGAACAGGGAGTGTCGGGCTCTGTCCGCGTCCCCTAAAAACTCCGAGTAGATGGACTCCCCGGTGGTCGTGGTCTTGCCCATCTTTCCCCCAGCCGTGGCTGGCTCTAGCAGGGAGCTACCCGCGCCCTTGGCGCTGGTGTAGTCGATCTGTGCCCCATCTCGGAACAGAGCGGACAGATACCAGCCCAGGCCAGAGCCCAGGATATTCTGGTAAGTGAGTCTCGCCCAGCGCTGCGCCAGTTGCGCTCCCGGCTCATGCGGTCGAGGCGTCAGGAACTCCCCGGCGCAGGCCTTGAGACGCCCGCCGCCCTGATATAGGAGGCGGAGCCGCCGCCACTCATCGGCGAATTCGGAATAAACTGGGTGGCGCTCCCGCAGGCGATCAATGCGGACTGTTTGCTCGAATACCATCATTGCCTCCAGAACTGTGCGATTGCAGCCGATACGATGGCAGACACCAGCCCGGACAGGGCCGCCACAACGGTCATAGTGGTCTTGTAGCTTCCCCGGCGCTCCGATTCAACCTCACGGGCGGTTGCCGCGTGGCTCTCCAGGGGGGTAATCCGCCGCTCCATGGACTCCAGGACGTGGTTCACTCGCATGATCCAGCGGTCATGCTCAACCACGGTCTTGGTTACGCTTTGCAAGTCCCGTGCCACCCCCTCCAGAACTGCCGCCATGGATGCGGACTGAGACAGGAGGGTATTGATGTGGGCTGCCACAGGCGGATGGGCCTGCTGGGTCTCCATCACATCCGCTAGTCTGGACAGGATGGCAGTAAGCTGGTTCATAACGGAGTCCGATACCCCCTCATAGTCACGTCCTGAGAAATTCACTGTGCTACCCCCTGTGCGAATCCGCCACGCGACCTCAAGCCGAACTTCGCCCAGGCCAAATAGCCCAGGGCATCCGTAATGTGGGTCCGCATGGGGTCCGTGGTCTGATCGAGCTCCCCGGTAAGGCCCCCTGCCCGGTTGGAGGCCCAGTTGGTCTCCTCTAAGTCCTGGACCAAGGCCTGACACTTGTCCGTGTCCACCAGGAGGCGTCTCTCACCGATCGAGTTGCACAGGAGACCGTTCAGGGTGTTGACCCGGTCCCTCACGGGCGGGTTAGCACCGCCGACCAGGATCTCCACCCGGTAGGAATGCGCTAAGTGCGGAGACCCGAAGTATTCCCGGATCATCTGATAGTCGGACTGGCCTGATGTCTTGCGGGAGTTTCCACTGGCGTCCCCGTAGACCTTGACCTGGACTGGAAAGCCCGGACGGGCTAGGTGCCGGGTCTTTTCCACGAATGCGGCACAGGCCTTGGTTGTGTCGGCGTTCCGGAGGAAAATGTTGTCCACCACCCGGAGGATAGACCCTCCAGGGTGGCTGGCTTCATCGATCTGAGCAATGACAGAGGCCATGGGGTCCACGTTAAAATCCAGCGCCCAGTAGACTGGAGCGCCGGGGGTGTAATAGCCCGGCAAGTGGTTCTTCGCTCGGTCCCAGGCGTGATAGGCCGCCCCGGTGTTGACGTTGAGATAGAGGCCCAGAACCTCTTGCTGATAGAACCTCTCGTCGTAGCTCTCCTTGAGTCGTTCGTAATATGACGGGTCGGCGTCAAGGATGCGCCGGTTCTCATAGGGCTTGGCCAAAATTGCGACGTGGCCCGCCTTCCGCCTAGCGGCGTCGATGAACCGCTTGTACACCCAGTCGAATCCCTTGGGGGTCCACACGGCGAAGGCGGTGCGCCATCTGGCCCTGGGGTGCCTCAATCGAGCCTCTAGTCGCCGCCAGGAGTCCTCCTTACAATAGGTCAGCTCGTCCACAGCGAACCACGCCAGGTTGGCACCGATCAGGCGCTCTGGCCGGTCCATGGACCTGAAGCGGACGATGGAGTCGCAACGAGCATTGCCCAGACTGATGATTTGGATGGTGTCCGCCCCGGCGGGCTTCCACTTTCCGCCCAGCATCTCCAGGACCTCCAGGATGGCGGCCTTGGTGACATCGGAGAGCATCCCGTAAGTGGGGGCAGCCACCACGCCCGGGAGGCCAGGGTTGGCCAGGGCGGCCTTGAGAACTCGGAGCGCTAACGCCATGGACTTCCCGCTCCCCACAGGCCCGCTTAGCCCGGTGTACTGGGAGTCCGACTCGAAGAATAGGCGCTGGGAGCGGAGCGCGGAGATGCCCCGGATCACGGCATCCCACTTATACCCCCTACTCACCGGGCTCCTCTGGTGCCAGGCGGAGGTCAATGGGCATGATGTCGTTTAGCATGTCCCCAGATTGATTGCCCTCCACGGGGTTTCCGTCCGCGTCCACCTTCCCCGTCAAGTTGACGCGGGCGTGGCCGTTGATGAGTTGCGCGGCAGCCTCCCGCACCTCCCGGAGCATCCGGGCCACCTGGGCCGGGGCCACCCCCTTGATCTTGGTCACGGAGCCGTCCGCCTTGGACTGGGTCACGTCCGTGGGCGGCATCCGCAGCAGGCGCTCACAGTACTCCTCCCCGCCCTCCAGGAGGCCCAGTAGGCGGTGATGCTGAGCCATCTCCAGGCGGCGGCGCAGGTCCGCCATCTCCTGCTCGTGGGCGTCGATGGAATCGCGGCGGAGCTTTTCCCGGTGGGCGTCCCAGGCTTCTGCTCTCTCCCGCCAGTTGTTGACTTGCGACCATTCCCGCCAGTGTGAGGGGGCTCGCCCGGTCGGGCCTGAGCTGTTCTGGCCACCACCTCGGGCATCCTGGAGAATGACCTCCCGCCAGGCGGCGTCCACCGTGCGGCGCGGCCCGAGGTCCCGATATGCCGCGAAGGCCTGGTACTGCTTGGCTGTCTCCCCCCGTGCGGCGCGTTCCCAGGGGGCTGCGTCGTCCAGGCTTAGTTGCCCTTGATGCTGCCGGAGACTCATTTTGGAACCCAGGCCCGGCTGTACTGATGGCTATCGATTTTCAGGGCCTTGAACACTCCTGCCTGGAGGAGCAACTGCACCTCGTCCCGCGTGGCCCCGATTCCCGCCATGATCTGGTCCACCGTTGCCCCGTCCGCCACCAGGCTGGATACCAGCTCGTGCATCTTGACGCTGGCGTGGGCACCCTTGGCGCGGTTAATACGCACGGTCAGCATCTTGCGCTCCGCTTCGCTCAAGTAAAGCGTGGCGCATGGCACCTTCCCATCGGTCATGGCGCGGACGTCCGGGTCGGTCCGGGCCAGCGTAGCCCGGTGGAACCCGTCGATGATCTCAAGGTCGGGAGTAACCAGGATGGGCTGAATCCACCCCTGCGCCAGGATGGAGTCCCGCAGGAGGCGCATCTCCGGCGCTTGGACATAGTTGGGGTTGTAGCAATTCGCCCGCAGGTCATCTACCGGCAACCAGCGGATGCTATCGATGGGATGGTCCACAGCAGCGAATCGAGGCAGTGCGTCAAGCTGTCAAGGGGTGGGCCAGGGCAATCCCTCGAACTCGTAGTCCGCCCTGCTCGTAGAAGCGTGGCGCTTGGGAAGTAGGAACCTCTTGAAGTTGCCGGACATGATGGCCTTAAAGACGTACCGGATGGGGTAGCCGTAGAACGGAGGCTCTGATGCTGGATTGCGGCTTAGGCGGTAGGAGCGGGCGTCCGCCACCCGCTTCTTCGCCAATGCCCGCTGGTGCGGGTCCTCCAGGTGATCGTCTATCCACTGGAGGATGCCGGACCAGGTGCCTGGGTAGCCCGCCATAGACCCGTTGACGTCCAAGTCCCGGAAATACCTGGTGTGAGCCAGCACCTCGGGGAAAATCTGTGTCACTCGGTCGTAGAACTCCGGATCGCGGAGGCGTAGCTGGTGGATGCGCTTTGAGGTCTCCGCATGGATCGGCGTGGAGACGCGGAGGCCCTCCCCGTTCCAGGTTTGTGCGTCATACACGGCGCAATACCGGATCTGGTAGTCGTACAAGAACCTAAACACGTCCGCTTCGGACCAGTCATAGATGGGCTTGACCAACTTGACTCGCTCCGTGGCCCGCACTGCCGTGATGTAGTTCTCGTGAATCTTGTTGAGGCACGCCCGGAGGCGGACCAGGGACTCTGACGCCCGGATGCCCGTGAACACCGCCACCTTGCCGGGGAGCCCATCGGCTGTCACGGCGTCCATGTCGTACTGGGAGTACACGCGCCCGTCTTGCCCCGGGATCTCCGTGATGGCCCAGTCTGGCTTCGGCCTCACCCAGGCCCGCGCCGGGTCCCACTGGATGTAATCGTATGTCCGGCCCAGGATGTACTTGTGACTGGCCATCGGAACCGCATACCATCTGAGCCTGAACCTGTCGGTCTGGCGGCGGTAGCTGTCCACCATGTCAACCACGGCATCGGGGATTAACTCCTCGTCTCGGAAAATTACCTCCAGGGGCTGAGTCATCCCGGCGGCGTCCATCTCCTGCCTCACCAAGCTGAGAGTGACCAAGCTGTCCTTCCCGCCGGAGAATGCCACAGCCCAGGAATCAAACGTCCCCATGACGTGGCGTATCCTCTCCCGGGCAGCCTCTAGGACGTTGGAATCCAGGTACCGGATGTACCTCTCGATACCTGGGGTCATCAGTCCCGCGACTCCAGTGCCGCCTCCCGCAAGAACCGGATCACGCGGGAGCCGATCTGAGCCTCATCCGGGTACTTGTCGCGGAGCCCCCGGATAAACCGTCCCCATGCCTCCTGCTCATCCGACGTGGCGAATACCAGAGCGTAGGTCAGGCCATCCCCCCGGCCATTGTTCACCCGCGTGGGACCATCAGGATTCTCCGTCCCGGTTGAGCCGGGTCGGTAGCCCTCCACCTCCGTTGAGTTTAGGGCCTTGAACACCCACTCCTCGACGGCGGCAGCGTCATACCCGGTGCCCTCCAGATTCCCCATGTCGGCCAGGATGTCCACCAGTGCCTGAGCATCGTAGTCCCCGCCATCAGCCGTCCGGTTATCGGCCAGGAGGATGCGGAGTGCGGAATCATCGTCCACGTCCACCCAGATCACTGGGACGGTTTCAGCGTCCCGCTCAACTGCCGCCCGGTAACGGTGGTTGCCGGCGAGGATGTAGCCCGTGGACCGCTGAGCGATGATCGCGCCGTAGAACCCGTTGGCATCCATGGACTCCCCCAGGCGCGCCAGGTTCCCCCGGCGTGGGTTGCGCGGGTGTTCCACCAGCGCCTTGACAGGAGCCAACTCATACGTCTGACTGTTCAGCTTCACAGGTCGCCTCCAGAAGGGCCATCAGGCGGGACTCCACTGAGTCCCAGTGGGGGTAAAGGGTCTTGAGTTGCTCCAGATAGCTCCGGAACCGGCCCAGTGCCTCATCCCCATCAAACACCAGCTCATACACCGGGCGCTTCCCCTTTCCGCCCGCCTTAGAATCCGGCTCGGCGGCCTCAATCTCGATGTGGGCCACCATGGCCGCAGCCCGCTCCTCCATCTCCCCCACGTCCCACCCGGTGCCCTCCAGGTGCTGGGGTGTCTGGTCCAGATCCCTCAAGATATCCACCAGCAGGGCTTCATTGTATGCCGCCCGGTCCGCAGTCCGGTTATCGGACAACATGATGCGGACGGCGGAATCCTCATCCACATCCAGCCAGAGGACAGGGACAGTCTCTAGGCCCGCCTCTCTCGCCGCCAGCCAGCGGTGATAGCCCGCCAGGATGCGGCCCGTGGACTTCTGAGCGATGATCGCGCCGTAGAACCCGTTGGCTCGGACGGACTGGTAGATGGCCCCCACATCGCCCTGCCGGGGATTGCCCGGGTGCGGAGACAGCCGCCCCAGTTCTACCGCCGGTGCATAGATTTGACGATCTGCCATTATTTAGACCTCATAACACCACCACCAAACCGCCCACTCATTTACACCTGCTGGAATCGGGTGTAATCTTGTCTGGTGAGAGTTCCCACAAACTCCCAACCCGGGGCGTGGCCGCAGGTCCTGATGGTTCTTGGGTGTTCCTCTCTCTCTCCATCACCGCCTACCGCGCCCCACTCCCACCCACCTTGCCCCGCAAGACCTCCATCGCCTCCCCGTGGATCTGCCTGATACGCTCCCGGCTCAGCCCCCAGAGCCGGGCCACGTCCGCCTGGGTGTAGTGTGCCACATACATCAGGCGGAGAAGCTCCTGGTGGCGGTCTGACAGGGTCTCAATGTGTTTGGCTAGAGCACCGAATCCGAAGCCCTCAATGCGGGTGCTGGGTGTGCCGTCCATGTCGGCACTATGCTCCCGGTGGGCGATGTGAGGTAGCTCCTCACGCCCAAAGTCCACCATGGCGTAGGCGGCCTTCATGCGGCAATAGGACTCAAGGGACTTGCCCCCCTCCGGGCTCCATTCCCTGGACGCCTTCAGGGCGGCGACCATCCCCGTCTGGTACAGGTCGTCTATCTCGATGGCCGGGGTCAGCCTTAACCGGGCCGCCAGGGACCGGATGATGCCGTGGAGCGCC